CAGACGGTAAGTCGTCAGCACTTGAGCCGATGAATTTACCAAGCGTTACAGCATCGTATGAAATGTAATCCCACGAATCGACGTATTCAGGTACAGACGTATTAACAGGGACCATTTCTTGGAAGTTAATATTCGTGTATTTAGCTTCGTAAATCTTAGCTTCTAAATTAGCAAGCTGAGAGATATAGAAACCCATACCGTCGTCCATCGTTTTAAGACCGTCAGAAAACTGAACCGTGTGACCCGCATCCATACCTAAGCGTTCAGCTAGGTCGGCGTCTAAAGTAAATGTATGTTTCATGTTAACCACCTAAACCTAGTGAGATTTTAACAAGATCGCCAGCATCGCCAGCCGTTAAGAATTTTGTATTTGGTAGAAGTACGCCAAGTGTTGCACCTGAACCCACAATACCCGAGAAATCACCCGCACCCGTAGCACCTACGCGTAAGTACACAGGTGCGTCTTTAGCAACTGTATCAAGTACTGTAACCCAGATAACACCTTCGGTTAACAACGTCATGTCGTAACCAGTTGGTGCACCTGTTTCACCGTCTTGACGTGCGCGGTTCAACTCGTAAACTAATACACCGTTAAATTCCGCAGCGGTTGACGCTGGTACAGGTAATTGTGCGCTTTGTTCGTCTTCAGTAACTAAACCTTTACCGTACGCGATTGAAGCGCCTGTTTGGTTAAGTTTCGATACTTTGTTGCGTAACTGTTGATCAGCTACTTGACCGGCATACGCTACGCCGTGATTAATTGCATTACCACCTAAAACAGCCATGGTTATTTCTCCTGCCAAGCGTTTTGTAATTTCGCACAATGTGCGTCGTATGCTGAGACTTTAGCCTCGGCTGGTTTCTGTACGTTAGCCGCATCTTGTGCAAGTAACGCGTGTTGTTCAGTCGGCTTGTGTGCTGGGGTCGCTTCGGCGTCCGCAACGGCCATATCGAAAGCGGCTTGTACATACGCTTCGGCTTTTTCAGACCAGTCGATTGAATCACGTACTAGCGTAAGCGCTTCACGTTGAATCGTTAATGTGTCCACACTTTCACATGTGAATTTATCACCCGCAACTTTACGCGCTTGAGCTTGTACGCTCGCAACGTCTGCAACGCGCTTGGCGATTGCTTCGTCGCTTGTAGCTAGTTCAGCGACTGTAAGTTTCTCGGCGATAGTATCACGCTCTGCGGTCGCTGCGTCGATAGCGGCTTGAGCATCGGTGACTTGTTTTTCTAATCGTGCAATCGAATCTGTAACGAGTGCGGCAACCGCAGCGTCTTCAATCTCGATTGAGCGACCAGCGTCAAGTGTTACCTTGTTCATGGTTTTTACTCCGTGGTTGTCATTGATACGAACTTGATCCCCACCGCGTCCACGCTTAACAATCGCGACGTGGTTTACATCAATTCCGGTTTGTTTAAAATCGTAAGCAGTACCACAAGGCGCTACACCTTGCTCGGCTTTGTACACAGCTGTGTAACCTGGCGATAGTTGAGACTTTCCGCTCTCAATATCACGAATCGCGTCGTCTGCTTTAATAATCATATCCACATTGACGAAATCACCGTCCTGTGTCGCACTGATAACGTGACCCACACTTGTGGCTTTGTACGACTTAGAGTCTACCATAGCGGTCGGGTGGTCGTTCGTTACGTCTACGTTTTCATATGATGAGAGCGAATCGGTGTTAAATACTTCTTCGGCTGGGCGGTACACGTTCACAATGTCATTCGGTGCGCGGTCGGTTAACTCTAACTCGCTCGCAAGGTATTGATAAACACCTGTACGGGCGGCACGACCTTTAACACGCAAAAAACCGTTATCCGTATAAGTACGTGATGACGGTGCGAAATCGAACGTGTCTGTGATATGTAAATGTTTCAAGACTGTGTGTCCTCTGCTTTAATAGCTACAGTATAACGCGTTAATAATAATACTTGCAAATTTTTATTGTATGCCCTATAGTGACGATTCAGTCAATTAAATAAAGGGTTACAAGACGATGAGTATGAACAGTCTAGAATTTATTAAACAACACGTTACGGAATGGCCTAGTGGTGAATACCACACTGTACTGTTATATAGTAATGGGTTTGCGGTATTCGCCAATAGTTTCAAACCAGGAATGGGTGTCCACTCAATAGACCTGACCGAACATTTCGCACCGAGTTACTACGACGGCAAAGTCTGGACACGCGAAGAGTTTGAAGCGTGTGGGGTTGTTGAGTATCGTTACAATGATGGGTGCGCTAACCCACTGTTAAAACGTGAGGGTGGTAAATATTTCTATAATTCCGAGGGTGATTGGTGTGAATATAACATTCTACCTGCGTCACATTGGGAACACGCTGTTAAAATCAGTGATAGTATGGTGGTTAATCATCTTAAAAAACCTTTCTCAAAACGTAAAGATGGGTCGTTCGATGCGACTGAAATTGAGATGGTTAATGGTATCGACGCTACAGTCGAAGAGCGTGGAAATCGTTATGGTGCATTTAAAGACGGTGCGGATATTATGCAAGAGCTTAAAAGCGTGATGCGCTCGACACCAAACTGGTCACAACTAACACCGTCACAACGCGAAGCGCTTGAAATGATACAGCACAAAGTGGGACGCATTTTAAACGGTGATCCAAATTACACAGATTCGTGGCATGATATTAAAGGTTACGCACATCTAATCGAAGAGGAGTTAAACGGAAATGCAAAGTAATATACACAACATATTCGCTATGGGTGACGTAGTACGTAAAAAAAGCGGTTCGGAGTGGGAAGGCGTTATCGTGGGTTTCTACTCAACGAGCTTAACACCTGAAGGTTACGCCGTAGAAAGCTCATCACACGCAGGGTCTGTACAGATTTACCCAGCTAAAGCACTTGAGGCGGTGACACATGCTTGACCCTGAATGGTACGTAAAGAAACGCGACGAAATGTATCGCGCTTATCAAGCGGCTTTAGAAATGGAAGAACTAGACGAAGCTGAACGGTTGTTCAAAGAGTACGAAAACTACTCGAAGCAGTGTGGGGGTGTGTCGTGATACGCTACTACCATAAAGACAGGTTCTTAGGTTACGGTGTGGGTATAAACCCTTTGACCGGCTCTATAGTGTTAGTAACTGACGACAACGAATACAAAGCGTTTCACCGTGAACAAATCACACATCATGTCGTGGGTGAAACAGTACTAGATGATAGGGTTAAACAACCTAACCGCGATAAGACCGAAAAATACTTCGAGTTACCTTACCCTTTACCGCTATCTTAACACACCCTTACGGACGCGACCCGCTCGGATATTCGCGTCCACCTCTTCCTGACTCACTGGTCGACCTATGCACCTACACTGAAAGTCTTGCCCTGGGATTATCGGAACACCACGGTCGCTCAACGGCGGGTTATCCCAACGGTATATCCCCTTCCCGTATGCTGTAACCTTGTCGTTAATGTCAGCGTGTCTATCACGTACACGTTCATCACCACTATCAGTCCACTCAAAGTACGGAAAGCCCGCAGCGGTTTGACGCTTAGCGTTTAAGTCACCATTCACCTTTGCGGTCTGGTCACGCGCGATAAGTTTAGCGCGACGCTCCGTAACGCCGAATTGTTCCTGTAGTAACTTAGCGATTGCGCTCGGTCTACCTCCCGCCCGTAAATTCGTCATCACGATACTGTCAACTTGTGTCAAGTATTGCGCCGGTATCGATTCGATTAAACGCACATTATCGTATATCGACGCCTGTACGTAGTCGCGCAACTCTGAGTTATCGACGAATATATCAATTCCTAAATCACGCTTCGTACGTTCAGCGTTTGTATTGTTGGCCGTCGTAACGAACTTACGCGCGATACGAGTCGCAAGCGCGTTAAACTGTGGACTTGACCAGCGCTCCCGAACGAGTTTTAACGCTCCTGCAATAACGTCAACGTACGAGTCGAGCGTAACCAGTGTCGATACACCGTCCGCGGTATACTCAAAACTTGTCGACTTAACAGCGCCCATAATGTACGTATCGATGTCTTTACGCACTTCACGCACGATACGGCGTAACTCTGTTTGGTACGTTGCGCCCGCTTGTAAGTCTTGCTTAACACCTTTAGGTTTGCGGCGCTTGCTGGTGGCTAGTTGTTGCTGTAATAATTCGGCGCTCGTCATGTTGCTGCTCGGTTCGTGGATATATTCACAGTATAACAAATTAATTTGAGTTTTTTAATATTATTAGTTGACCGCACCGTCACTAGTTGTTAATATTACCTTATCGAAACGAAACGAAACGAAACGAAACGAAACGAAACGAAACGAAACGAAACGAAACAACTAACAGGTGATTTATGCAACGAGTAATAACTACTTTCAAACAAGTGACACTTGATCATAACGGTGTGTCATACGTAAGGGTTGATAAGTTCAAGGGTGGTGTTTATTCTAACGTCGATCACTACGGATGTAACTGTACTTCGTTCCACTCTGAGCAAGAAGTTAAACTATGGATCGATGAGGTGTTCGGGGAATGATTAAAATCGCAGCGAGTATAATAGCGTTTGCCGACTGGCTCGGTCAACAAGATGAAACGCTCGTAGAGTGCTACGAGAAACGTTTAAAACTTTGGGGGTTAGTGTGATTACCAGAACAGTAAAAACAGTGAACATTGAAATATCGTTAAGTGAAGATGAAGCTAGATGGTTATTAGGTTATCTTCAAAATTCACCACAAGGTCTTGATGAGAGTGAAAGTGACCATTACACGCGCTGTGATATGTTCGAGACGTTGAAAGAGGCATTAACAGTTGAACCACCTCAAGTATCAATACCACCACCCACACGTTTAGCATAAGCCCCGTTACGGGGCTTCATTCTTCTCGACGTATTCTTCAGCGTAACGTAGTGGGTCGTCTTCAGCGCTAGGCATTTCTTCGAACATATTACCTTCTTCAAGCTCTTCTAATTCTTCAAGCTCGTCGTCGTCGTACTGGTACTCTTCATTCGCTTGGAGTTCACGCATAACTTGTGATTTCTGTACAATACCAGCTTCAAGGTACGACATGTGCTTATCTGCTCGCAGCTTCTCGGCCTGGGCGTGTTCAAGGTCGTTAGGTAGTGATAGTGGATTCCACACGTAGTCATACTCGTCAGGGAATCGACCCAACGCGCTACGCACTAACACCTCGTCAAGTACGCGCATCGGCTCGTGCAGATATGAAGTCTGTTGAGCGCGAATAGAATTGTTATAATTCTTGTCGTCACCCTCACCCGTGGCGTTCATACCTTTAGCGCTCGTACCGAACATACGTGTAACTGGTATGTCCGCAGCGCCTGAAATCCACGTAATGAATTGCTCAATAATCGGCGCGACACCTGACAGGTTTAACGTAGCTCGTTCGAACTTCTCAGCGGTACCACCACCCGCACCGATACCGCCGATCGTGACTGG